GGTCACGGGTTGATAACAGTTACCGCCCACCCTTATCCCCGCCGAACACCGAGCGAGTGTACGATGGTATCCATGGACTCCTACGAATACGACAACCTCAGCATCGAAAAACTTGCAGACATCCGTGTCTGGCAACTCGAACGCCTAGAACGTGTCACACAAGCCCTCAGAGCCCGCGTAAGGGCCGAACACACCCAAGGCGATAACATCAAGCGTTTAGCGAAAAAGCTTGGCGTTACAAGGGCCACAGTGTACGCCTGGCTTGCAGAATAGAAACCCTACTGACAGGAAGTGCAGTCCAAGGCATCGGCAGGATCGACCGGCACCTCATAGCCATCAACGCGCTCTACAGCGTCAAGCCGCCCCATCACTTTGCAGCCTTGTCGTAAGTCAGCACTGAAGTCAACAGGGACATGACACCGGCAAGCGCAGCCACCGAAGCAACCTGCCCCCACTCGACATCAAGGATTCCTACAGCACCCACACCAATAGTTGCAATCGCAACCTGCGCCACAGTTTTCACTGCACGCTCAGCCGAAAAATTCCAGTACGCCTTCAACTTATCCATCCGTGTTCTCCACTCTCTTATCGTCATACGCCGCCCCAAAAATGTAGGACGTAAGAATCAAACTTATCAGAGCAACTCCACCGGTAATCAGGTCGCCTGCACCTAACCGGTCTTGCCACACCGCAACAATCGATGACACAACAAGGGCGACACCGAGGGCGAAGGCCGCGAAAATGTATCGGCGTCTAATCTTCCACTTAGGGTTGCTCATCGTGTCAGCACCGCAATCAACGGTGACACTACCGCGGCGAGGAAACCGAACGCGCCGATGGCCTGCCACATCCGCATTTCGAGTTTACGAATCCGCAACTCATGGTCTTCAATCTTCAGCTCACTATCGGGCAGACTGTTAGCAATTTTCTCTAACAGTTTCCCTTGCCGTTGCACCTCAAGATATATATCGCGCATGGAAACCCTTACCGCGAGCGCTTCTGTTTCGTCGGTCATCGGATTGCACCTTCGTTGATGGCTCGCTGTAACGCGCTAATCGTTAGGCGCCCCCATACCCCATCAGGTTTTACGTCAAGTAGAAGCTGTACAGCCCGTCGAGTGTTCGGCCCGAACACCCCATCAGGTTTCGCCCCAGCCCATCTCTGGATAGCTGTGTAGGTCATTCTTCCCGGCCTGCCGTCGATACGGCCCAGCGGGAACCCGGCGTTAGTAAGTGCTGTCTGGAATGCTTTCCACGTGTTGCGCCCCAAACGCCCATCCACCTTAAGCAGTGCAGGCTTTACGACCACGGGAGCACCGTCAAGGAAAGGTACAGGATCCAAAGTGTCACCCCAACGCCCGCCACGTTTGCGCACCTCAAAATGGAGATGGTTTCCTGTGCTCGCACCGGTAGTGCCAGACGTATATATAAAATCGCCCGTCACAACCCGTTGCCCTTTACGCAACCCGGTACGGTGCGCCCCATGATAGTAGACCGTCACAATCTGCCCATGGTCAATAAGCACCGTATGCCCACCACCGCGAGGGCTCCACCCAATCTTCACCACAACACCATCGCCGGCAACAGTTACCGGGAACACCCCGGCAACATCGACCCCGTGATGAAAAGCCCGCCTCCCCGTAATAGGGTGACGCCTCCAACCGTAAGGACTTCTCGCGTTGATTGTTCGACCCTCAGGCCACGGATTACTCAGCTTCATCTTGCACCTCAACCCAGTCGGTTGTTTCTTCATCCCACACATATTGCCCACCATCGGCAGGATAATCTATCGGTGCCACCCACAAACAGGTTGCCTCATCAAGTACCCATGAAGCGTATGGTTGTGGCGGGATGAAAGCGTCACGGTCAGCATCATAAGTGTGCCCTAAGCCCGCATAGTTGAACCTGAAAGCTTTGGTTTGGTCTTCGCTTGGTTCCCCATCGGTGTAGTGAATACCGCCGTATGTGTTGTAGCTTGTTTGCCGGTACACGTCACCCGTGCGGGCGTTCAGTTCTTCCTCAAGGCCGTCATCTTCCTGCCTGCCCACAGTCACAAAAGTCACAATGTTGTTAGCATCAAGTTTCGCAAAATGGCTCATGAGATTGTTACCGTTTCATCAGTTGTTGAGGTGGCCGTCACAGTGTAAACACGGTTTGCTCCGACAATCGCAGACGTTTGGGTTACACCAGCACTGAACGTCACAATCGCCTGTGCAGCTAAAGTAAAAATGACTACACCTGAACCCCCGTTAGCGCCGTCACTGTAAGTAGCGTTTGACTCCGCACCGCCTCCCCCGCCCCCTCCACGATTAGCCGCCCCAGCAGTCGCAACCGTGCCATCTTGCGCCCCGTTACCCCCGACCCCCGTAGCCCCGAGGCCTTTAACGCCAACGTTTTTACCTGCCCCGCCACCGCCGCCGCCACCATAAAGAACTGAAGAACCTGTTATCGAACTAGCTAGGCTATCACCACCATCAGCCCCGTCACCCTCAGAGCCCGTTTCGCTAGAACCTACGGCTCCCATGCCACCACCGCCAGCGCCACCATGGTTCACGCCGCCGGTTGCTCCCCCGTCAAAACCTAAAGACCCAACACCCCCACTGTGCGCGGCATCGCCACCACCGCCCCCACCAGTAGCCCCATCGACACCATCGTTTTGTCCAGCACCACCCCCGCCACCACCTGCAACAGTTTCGACATTAAAAATTGAGTCCGCGCCATTAGTCCCGTCAGCGTTTGTCGCTGTAGCACCAGCACCTCCCGCTCCTACAACCAAGGGAACTACGCCGGACAAAAACAGTGTGCCAGAAACCATGCCCCCCCCACCGCCACCGGCACCTCCCCCATACGGAGTAGTCCCCGAAGCCTCGGTGGACCCGCCACCGCCACCCCCCGCGACAACAACAAAGGAAGCAAAATAAGGCGATGAAATGTTGCTCATACGGTTAGACTTCACAAAGTCCCTTATGGAACTGTTTGCCATACTTGTTACAGCCACAACAACCCCTAAACTGTTATCTCGGCACCGAACACGTTGATGCTCAAACGGTCAGCCGTAGTAGCCTTCACCGAAAGAACATCCGTCGCAGCCATCGTGACACCCAGCGTGAGCGTGGTCGAATCGTTTGCAGCCACCGGCACATCGTAGGCAATGTAATGCTTGTTCGAGATAGCATCCCCATCAACACGCACCGCAATCCGAAAACTATCAGCGCTCGCGTTACGGTTCGCAATAATAATTGTGCTAATAACCGTTTCCTTGCCCGACCCGACCGTGTAAATATCTGTCAGCGTCGTGGTCGTCAAATCGACCTGCGCAAGCGACTTGTAATTTGTTGCCATCAGTTAGCCTCCCATAAGTAGAAAATTAGTTTCAAAACCGCCGCCACCCGAACCACCAGCAGCCACCCATGCGCTCCCAGAATAAAACTGCAACGCATCCACATCCTTCAAAAAAGCGTGCTGCCCTTCCTCAGGTGCCGTAATAGCAGCATCCCTCGCAGTAGCATCCGCAAACACCGGAATGCTCTGCGACATCAAAAAAGTGTTCACCTGCTCAGCAGTAAGCACCGCCCCAGCATCAAACGTCCTAAACCCTGCCGGAACAGCCACAAAAAACTCCTATCAAAAACCGAGGTGATTAGTGTCAAGTATACCGAACACCACGTCATCCAACACAAAGAACGCAAACTCTAGCGACGACAAACGCAACGACACCTGATGAGTCATCGGCCGCACCTCATGCGACACACCAATCACCTGCGCAAACCTATCAATCGGCGCACCCACACCATTAGGTGTGAACTTCACCTCAACAACATCACCAATCTCTAACGCCAACACATCGGCAACCTGCCCCAAAGGCAACCCATCCACATCAATAAGCAAAGTTTCAAACCGATACTCAGGCTCACCAAAACGTGCCACAACAAAATCTGCAATGTTTTGCACAACAGAAGCAGAAGCACACAACACCGTGAGCTCCTCCGAAATAACCCCGAACGTTGTTTGCGAACGCACATTCTCCGCCACAGCCGTAGACAACGGTGCAGAAACAGTAACCCGGTTCACCATCAACTCGGTACCATAATTCACTTGCACCTGG